TCAAGATTAATATCAGCACCGGGGGTAATACGTACCCTGCCTTGAATAGAAATCTTGGCAGCATCATTAATGTTATTCCGGTGGTCTGTCCATTCGTCTTCGATAGGTGCGATTGTTTCAGGAAGACCTCGGCCCACATTCTCCCATAGTTTCATCTTGGAAGTCCCAAGTACTACAGGCAACTTATTAACATTACGTCCATTAAAGAAAACATCATCAACAGGAACACCACTAGATAGTGCTAGTTTACCTGCTATAGAGAATGAAACCATCCACCTATTGTTTTCTTTGTAGAAGAAGTACCATACTTCTGCTCTGTTATAATCACCTAAGTCAGATGATTCTGGATTACCTACCGTTGAGGTTGTATCATAACTCAGGGTTTCTGCTTTCAGATATGGAAGTATATCTGTTTCTTTTACTTTGTTAAATATACCCTGCTTGGATAATGATTTAATCTCATCCAGTGTTTTAAATACTTTAACTAGACAGACTTGACCAAGATTCAGATTAAGTAGGGGGGATTTGAAATCCCAAAGCAATTGCTCTCCCGGTTTAAGCTGGTCAATCCACCATGTGTCTGTGGTAACTACTTCATCATTAATCTCTTCTTCTTCAATAAGACCAGCTACATCTTCTCCTACTTGCGCTTTAATGGACTCAAGTTCTTCTTCTGTAACTTCTGTTCCAGAGAGAGGTTCAATGTATTTGGTTCTCTTTTGCTTGTACGCTTCTTTCTTCCACCAAACCATAGCAGCTTCAAGACCATCAGCAAAAGCAGCGGTTAAACTTGAAGTATGCCATGTAAAGAATGGAAAGGTATTCTCCCTGCGATACTCAAAATCTTTGGTAAGCACATTAGCAAGAATATCTTTAATAGGATCATTCACAGCTTTAGCTGTAAACGATATTGAGTCTGGGTCTGAGTGGTAATCAATCAGAGCACGTTCAACTGCCTTGTCAACAACTGATGTTGACTTGGTAGAGGGAAGCGCAGATAAACCACGTTCAATTCGTTCTTCCTTATCTTCCAGTTCCATTCGATACCGTCGCCGGTTATCCAATAGAATGTCTTTTAATCCTGACTCAAACCAAGTATTAAAAGAAGATTCAAAGTCTGTTTGCTTTTGTAGAAGTTCTTCTCTACTTGCCATTAATATTACCTCAAGAAAACTTTCTTAAAGTCTATCTTATTAGAATTTTTACCAGATTTCTGTTTACGATATACACTGTCATTAGCAAGAAACGAGATAGCTATTGCGTCTGCTTCGTCTGGGCTGTGCCCAATCTCACGTTTAATCTCAGACTTCTTTACAATCTTATTCTTACTCTCTGGGTCATAGGTTATACAATTTAATTGATTTCTCAATTCAGCATTATCTGGAATAGAGATAGTTCTTAATTCAAACTGTTCTCGTAATTTCCAGTACATCTCTGCTCTGGTGTTATAGAATCGTTCTGGGTCTTTTGGCTTTGCACGACTATCCGCAGAACGAACGGGATAGGACATACGCCTAAGACGGTCAAACACACCACGACCAATCCCAATGATATCAACGTATCCAACAGCACAGTCGTACTTGTCCATAACATCCCCCACCCAATCTGCAACTGCCATTGTGTCTTTGCAGTTGTTATAGAGTATGTCATGTATAGTACCACCTTGTCTTATACATATAACAGATTTATCTCCACCACCACCTACGTCTATACCAGCTATAACTGGTTCAGAATTATCTATATCAAACTCACGATTGATTGCGTCTTCAATCCAGTCAGAAGGTATTAGTGTTGAGCTATCTGTAAGAGGTGGTAAACCTAGAACCCTGATACGATATGTGTTAGAATCCTTACCATATTTCGCAAGGTTCTCAATATGCTCAGGAGTAACAAGCTCACTCTCCTCTGAGTTCCAACGAAGAGACACCCACTTGTCTTTTTCCTCGTACTGACTTCGTACTGCAAAACCAGTAGAACGAGTCGGGTTAAATATAATGAGCACGATATTGAGACGACCAGTGAGTGTACCTTCAACTGGCTTCCACACTGCTTCTGGAATAGACGAAGCCTCGTCCAGTACAAACAACTGATGGTCTTCATGACGGCCAGCAAGAGTTTCACCTTGTTCCTCCGGGCTGGCTTTCGCATTAATTGTGCAAGCACGTGCAAACCATTCCTTACCCTTAAACGGCTTGGCAAAGATTAGCTCACTCTGCCATTCAAATAGGTTCTGTAGTTCTGTTACATC